CAGATAACTTCCAGCACCGAGTATTTTCATAATTTTGTGCTGGGCAAGGCTTATACTCCGACTGATTTGATAGTCAATCGGGATACCATCTTACGGGCTTGTAGTCCTAGCTTGATCCCCAAGGTCCAGGTGGCGATTGGCGTTGATAATGGTGTGGTTAAGCACTGGGTGGCTGGTACGCCTCAGGGTGTCTTTGATTATGGCAAAACTGAGAGCTGGGAGGAAATTGAACGGTTGCTGCTGATGTATAACGCCGTTATGGTAATTGATGCTAATCCTTATCCGAATATTCCTAAACAGCTGGTGGAGAAATATAAAGGTCGGGTTTTTATTAACTATTACAAACGGGACAGCAAGAACTTAGGGATTGTGCTGTGGCGTGAGGGTAAGGAGTATGGTGTGGTGACAGCTGATCGAACCAAGGTCTTCGACTTGGTGGCTAATGAGATTGCCGAGAGTCGTCTGTTATTTCGTCAGACGCCGCACCAATTAGAGGGATATATCAGCCATTGGGCTAATATCTATCGGACGGTTGATACTGATGCTAGGGGCTTAGAGCGGGGCGTCTGGGTGACGCAGGAAGGTCGGCCAGATCATTATTGTTTTGATGGGAGTACATTTATTAAGACTTTGCGTGGTGATATTAAGATTAAAAATGTAAGAAAAAGCGATCATGTTCTGACCAGTAAAGGTTATTGTCGGGTTACTAGGGCTTGGTTGACTAAGAAAAACGCTAAAGTTAAAAAATATAAATTTAGTAATGGCGCGGAAATTATAGCTACGCCTAACCATAGAATAGCTACTGAGAAAGGATTTATCCCATTGCACGATATAGTTTATTCCGATAAGATCAAAGTATGGTCAAGACCAAAACAATTATTTTCCAAGGCGTTACATATCGTCGATACCCAAATTCAAAAACTAGAAGCGAGAGAGTCTATTATATGCCAAACGGAACAGAACGGGCCAAGGGCCGCAAGCGTTATCACCAGGAACTCTGGATTCACTATAACGGTCTTGTCCCAAAAGGCTTTGTCGTTCACCACGCTGATGACAACTCCCTCAACAACTCATTGGACAATCTCGAACTTATCGAACGAGGAGAACATCAATCAAACCATAGTCTGCAACATTTCCAAGACCCTAAGTACGTTAAACGCAACAAACGACTATTGGATATTATCCGACCTAAGTCTCATGCTTGGCGTAGGACTGAGCAGGGTAAAAAATGGCATAGCGAACATGCTAAAAAAACTTGGTATCGTCGGGAGCCACTTTTGCTTAAATGTATTGGGTGTGGTACGGAATTTTTTAGTTACTGGAAACACCATACTAAGTGGTGTTCAAGAGCGTGTATCAATCGAATTTATCAGCGAAAACTTAGGGCAAAGAAACGTCTACAATCTAACAGTTGAAGGCAACCACGAGTACTATGCTAACGGAATCTTAGTCAGTAATTGTCATGCCCAGATTTACCAGCGTATTGCCTTGTCTCGGCAGCTAGGCGCCTCCATGGGTATTGGCTTTGTAGAGCCGTTGACAAAAGAGAAGCCTAAGGCTGATTATATTAATAGTGAGGGCAAGTTGGTTACCGACTTGTCTGAACAGATAGAAGAAGCCCTGTCGGGTGATAATATAAGCACTGATTGGCGTTATCAATGATTACTCAAACTCCTGAAAAAGACTATCGAACAAGAGTCACGGTTTTTTTGCAAGCTGATGGTCGTCAACGCTATTTCAATTTTTACTGTATCTATTGTGGTAATAAAGTTTGTGAGCTAAGCGGTGGTCAGGTCTACATGCTGCGGGACCTAGACGATATTTCTAGGCAGTCCGATAAGCCTAAACAAAATGTTCGTTGCTATGGTAAGTTCTGTCGGGCTTGGTTCGAATTTACCCTGAATTGAATCTGTTATCTTGACATTCATACCAATTTTTGTTAGTATTGAATCATGGATATTTCAGGTTATGAGGGATTGTATAAAATCTATAAGGATGGTCGTATATGGAGTCATCGGAGACAAATGTTTCTTAAACCAATCATTAATATTTGGGGCTATGCTGAAGTAGCTTTATCTTTTAATAGTCGTCAGAAACGTGTTCGGATTCATAGACTGGTAGCTGGAACTTTTTTGAAGTCAGTTTCTGGAAAATCTCAAATTAATCATAGGGACGGGAATAAGCTCAATAATCATGTTTATAATTTAGAATGGTGTGATCAGATTGAGAATATAGCTCATGCGGTTGATAATGGCCTAGTGCAGGATTTTAAAAATCGTAAAAGAACATCCTTGTTCAGAATTAGGCGGATTAGAGAGAGATTTTTAGGAGGTGAAACTGTGCCGCAAATAGCTAAAGTTTATTGTTTGTCTGCTAGAACTGTTAGAAATATTGTATATGGGAGGGTTTATAAGAATATTTATCCTGAGTTAGTCTCTAGATGGGAGAGGAGACGGCCGGACCACGGTACTCATAGTCGTTACTGTAAAGGCTGTCGTTGTGATAGCTGTCGTTTAGCTCATGCTATTTACAATCGCAAAAGGCCCTGAATCAAATACTGTAGGTGTTAATTTCGTGGTAAGCTTAGAATAGATGGCAGATTCTGAATTTATTAATCAATTAGACCCACAACAAGTAACCGATGAGGCTACTGCTCTGTTTGATCTTGGCCTGGATGACGATAAATTAGTTAAGCTATTAGTTGATGAGTTAGATAAAGACATCGGCCACTGGAACGAAAAGCCCTGGCGGTTGCAAGAAACCGATGAGCAAAATATTAAGTATTATCTGGGGGACCAACTGGACCTTAGCCAGTTTTTACCTCACCAAGCACCTTATATAGATAACCGTCTGTTTACTAGCATTCGAGCTATTTTGGCCTACGTCTGCGGTCAACTGGCTAAGCCTTCGATTCTGCCTTCCAAGACTGATGACAAGTATCAGCGTATTAGCCGGCAGATGGAAGAAACTCTTTATCAACATGCCCGTGACCATGATGTCAACGAACAGTTGAAATTGGCAGTTAAGAATCTGTTGGTTCGCAAGCGTGGGATACTGAAGCTGCGGTTTGATGAATACTATGGACCCTTTGGTGATATCTGCACCGAGAACGTTGATCCGGCTGATGTTGTGGTTAGTCGTTATGCCCGTTTTGGCTGTGACCCTGATCGTGTTTATTTGCGTCAGAAATGTACTATTGAGGAGTTAATTTCAAAATTCCCTGACAAAAAAGCTAAGATTTTGGCTTATTTCAGTGTTGTTCGTGAGGTTCATTCTCAAATGTCGCGAATGATAACTTACTGGGAGTGCTGGTTTTCTTATTGGGACAAAACCAAGAAGCAGGGGCTAGCCTGGTTCTTGCCTAACGCTGCCTGGCTACTGGGCAAAATGGAAAACCCTAACTGGATTTATACTGGCGACTCAACTCAGGAGCGACTTATTAATATGACCTTTGAGCCGGTAAAACCGTTTATTTGGTTGAACTATGTTAGTACCGGTCGCAGTTATATTGACGAGACCTGTCTGGTTGACCAGGCCATGCCGTTGCAAAATATTCTTAATAAGCGTGGCCGGCAGATTGTGGAAAATGCTGATTATGCTAACCCGCGCACATTGGTTGATAAACGGGTTATGAATGAAGCTGATGCTAATAGGTTTATTAATAAGCATCCTAAGACTATCGGTTTAGTTGACACTACTTCAACAGCCAATGACATCGAGAAGTCGGTTAAGGTAATTCCAGGTCAACAATTACCGGATTTTGTGTTGTCCGATAAGTTTGATAATGAAATTGATGTGATGATGGGCACACCCAATGTCTTTCGGGGAGAGCAACCGACTGGCAAACGTAATCCGACACTCGGCCAGGATATGCTGATTAAAAATCAGGCTGGAGCCTTGCAGGATGATTTAGTGCGGGTGGTTGATAATGCAATGGCCCAATACTATACCTATTTATTACAAATGATGAAGGTCTATCTGCCAGATGATTATTGGTTAATGACTAAAGGCGGCAAGGGTGAGTATGCCAAGATTGTTCTTAGTTCTGACCAGCTCGACACTAATGTTCGTATCAGCATCCAGACTGACTCGACATTACCGCTAGATAAACAAAGCCTGCGGGCTACTGCCCTTCAGCTAGCTCAGATTCCTGGTCGGATTGATGATTTGTCCTTGTATGAAATGCTGGGGTTGCCTGATCCTGAGAAATTGGCTGAGCGGGTTCAGCGCTACAACTTAGACCGCATGACTTATATGGAGAGCATTGAGCAGAAATTGTGGAACGCCGAAGCTGAGTCTGACATTACTTTATTAATTAACGGACGTCAGCCGGAGGACCGTGATAATTACTCAGAAGATTACCTGAACTATTGGAATATGTTTATGACAACCAATCGTTTTATGAAATTACCGACTGGCATTCAACAGGAATTAACTCGCTATCTACAAATGATAGCTGATAAAGCGGCTGTGACTGAAGCAATGCGGGATTCAATGCTTAATCCGGCTGGTATCCTTGATCGGCCACCAATGCCTAAGGCACCCGATGTGCGGGTCTTTGGGCAGTTGGATTCAGAACGAGCCGCTCAACTATTGGGTATGCCGCCTAAACCAACTGGTTCACAGCCACCGGCTGAAGCTCAGTCCGGTAGCCAGGGCGGTTCTAATCCTCGTATTAAGAATCCGACTCAGTTCACCCAAGGACCATAAAAGCGTATAATTATAAGTAAAGGAGAATACAATGGTAGCAGACGAAAATGCTCAGGCCACGGCACAGTCCGAAGAAGAATCTAATGATGAATCAACTGAAGAAAAAGAAGGGGTTGCTAAAAATGAAGCCGAGAATCAGGCGACCGAGGAGGAATCAACCAATGAAGGCGGTGAGGTCGAGGATGAATTGCGAGATGCTCTTGGCGATGAAGTCAAAGGCGATTTGAAACCTAATAAAGACTTTACGGATAAAGAGCAGGAGG